TTAAAAGATTGACTACCCTAATACAAATATCCAAAATATAGAAATGACTGACATGACTATTATTGCTTGTGCAATATCAGGTATTGAATCCCATATTTCATTGAACTTATCTATCATTGTTTTTCTCCTCTTTGATTACATCACCATGTTCATTAATTTTTTCTTTTTTAGTATCGCCATATTCATCATAGATTATTTCTTTAGCCATAGAATTTGCATATGACTTTTGCATAAATTTTATTTCATCTACATCAGACAACACTATTTCTTTAAATAATCTTTCTACTTCTTCGCAGTATGCTCTATGACTGTGAGAATATTTTGCTAGGTCAATAGTCTTAACTGCATCTTTAAACTCTATAATATCATCTAACCACACTTCGTTATCCTCGTAGTATTCATTACATTCTCTTTGCATTTGCCCACCTCTTTATCTTTTTTTACTCTTTTAAAATGTTGTAAAGTTTTACAGTTCATTTCATGTGATAAAAGAGTAATTTCTTTATCTCCATTATTATATCTTTTTATTTCATTTTCCAAGTTATTTATCGCCTTTTCTAAGTCCATTTTTAATTCTCCTTTTCTTATAAAACTTGGTATTAGATAATCTTTATTCATAATTGTCCACCATATCCTTTGCTTGTTCTTCTGTTAATTGATATTTATTTTGTATGTTATTGAGCAACTCTTTTTTAGCAAGTGTATCTCTAAACTTTTGTATATACTCTAAAGTACTAAAGAATTGCTCGTTATATGTTCTACTCATTTCTTAGTTTTTTAGATTCGATAATTAATTTTTTAACCATATCTAGTTTTATCAAAATCATTGAGTCAAAACTATCTATATCGGTGGCATCTACTTTATCTATAAAAAGACTTATGTCATAGATTGCTGAACCTATGTCACTCTTTCTTTTAGACATTGCACTTTTTTTTATGCAACCTAAAAACTTTGTTAAAGTAATCCCACTTTTTAATGTATTCTTCATTTTATTTATTCCTCAAACAATCCACCCAATCTACAATTTTCTGAAAAATGAAAGTGTAGAGTTCCATCATCTAGGTAGTATTTATCGAGATACCCAGCATCAGTCAATAATTTAAGATATCCTTTAGGTAGCTTGTATGCTTTCCTAAATCTCTCGTAACAGTCTTCAGGGTATTTATCATTTGGATAACTATCAAATGGTTTCTCTGTAGTAGAATAAAGATACCAATGACCTCTTTGTTCTTCACAAGTTCCATCTTCACAAGCAAATTCTAGTTTCTCCAAAAGTTGTTCTGTTGTTAGTTTCATATTTATATCCTCGTTTTTTATTGTTTATACTACCAGTATATATTAATTTATACTGATAGTATAGTTTTATTTTTACTATTTAGTAATATATTTAGCATGTTCCCAGTTAATCATATCTTCTGAATAACCTTTCCTGACCCTATAACCTCTACCAACCATTGATTGAGGTGCAACATATTCAAGTTTTATTGCAGTATGTTTCCAGCGTGATTCAGCAAGATTATATGTATGACTAATAGCCAAATCTCTTTCTTCTTTAGAATCAAATCCAGTATACCACCACATATGATTTGCACCTCTAGCATCTTTTCTAGTAGAAAATAATATAGCATTAGGTCTATCACATGATGTATCTTCGTATGCAACTATATTTAGTTCTTCAAGACTTATATTATCTATTTTTTTAAAGTATTCATTGTTTCCATCTTTGATATCTCTCATATCTGATTTTTCCCAATACATACTTCCATCTTTTCGTAGTTCCATTTAAATATCCTCGTTTTATGTTAAATTTATAAGCTGTTTTATTAGCTTATACATACAGTATAAACTAACTTATACTAAAAGTATACATTTATTTTGAGTTATTTTGATGTTTTTTTTGAGCTAATAAAGGGTCAATTATACCATTGTCTACATATCTTAAATGGTCATTTGACTTGGTTATAGCATCAATACTGGTACATATTTCATCAATATTATATCTGTCAAAATTATCAGATATGAGCTGATTTATAATATTTATTCCATGATAATTGGTTCTTTCTCTGACTACTTTACCAACTTCTTGCACTCTTCTTTTTAGTTCTTCTTCACCAAGTTTATTTAATTTTTCTTGATATTCATTATTGTTCATTATTTATCTCCAGCTTTCGCCATTTACCCAGCAAACTAAAACTTTACGAGTTCCTTTGGTCACTGGTGTGACACAATGATTCATAAAACTTGTAAATGCTACTAATTCATTATCATTATTTTTTATAACTACTTCTTCACCACCACTCATTATTTTTAATTCTCCACCCTCAAAATTATCATCTAATATCCAAGAGATTGATATTTTTCTAGTAGAGCCTATCTCACAATTTATATCGGTATGAGTTTTATAAAAATCTCCAACACTATATTCTAAATATTGAATATCTTGTATAGCTGATATTCTATAATTAAATATTTTATTAAGCTCAACTGCATAAACATGAAACAAACCACCTATCTTAGAATCTAAAGGTATTCTCCACATCTTGACTTTTCTAGTGAGTTTATCATCAACACCATAATTAACTTTAGCATCTTGTTGAACTCCAACACCACTCGATAATTCCACTCTTGCTGAAACTAAATCTGCACGATTGATAGGAAGTTTGACAACACCATAGTTTGGTATCTTATCCATATCAGGATTACCATGTGATTGAAAAAAACTAGTTTTTAGAATTGTTAAAGACATAATTAAACTCCTTTTGGTCGTGGGTAGTCAAAGCTACAACTACCCACTTGATGAAAAGCACCGAATGTCTATATGAGGAAAACATTAGAATGGTGTGCTATCATCTTTTTCTCTTATCTCTAATCCATAGTATGATTCATTATCATATACATTCAAAGTTTTATCTTTGCCATCTATATTAATAAATCCAGTTTTGACTGTTTTAGAGTCAGGACTTTTTGGGTCGAACAAACAACCCACCTCTGCATATACAGTAAAATATTCTGTTCCTTTGGAAGATAATGCCTTTGTGACAATTACTTTTTTAGGAAACCTGTCAGGTATTCTACTACCATCTTCATTGGTATATGGTTTACTATCTTTAAGACTTCCTTTCTTAAATAACTCTAAACCATCAGGGTCAGATAATGAGCCTTTACAAAACAAACTATCTAAGTCCATTTCTTCTTTAGGTGTTTGATTATCTGATTCAGCTAGTTCATTTTCGATATCAGTTCTATCCCATTCACTCATTTTACCACCTCCAAATTTTCTTCTTCTAAAATAGACACAGTTTGATATTTTCTATGTGGATTACATTCTCTTTGTAAGTCCAACATCATGTGTGCCTGTTTTTCTGTATCAAATGGTGTATTACCTACCAAATAATAAGAATTATTAATTTTTTCTATTACTAAATATTGCATATCATCTCCTAAAATTTATTTGTTTGATTATTATTAGTTGCCTTAACAGGACTTGCTACATTCCCATCATCATCATCTGAAATAATACTTCCGAACCCAAATAACATATGCAAAGAATATCTTTTAGCATATGTAACTGTAGAGGCGAATGCCTGTGGGTTTTCTTTATTATTTACAAATAATGGGTATTTACATTGTAAAGTTTCAGTATCATTTATATGTCTTACCACAGTATGTAAATACTGCTGACTATCTTCGCAAATAACACTTTGTGTGAATATTAGACCAAATTTCAAACCCTCATTAGCACATTCAATAGCATCTTCTAATGTAGAGTATGGAGTACCTTTAGGATTTTCTTCTGATTTAAACCGACTATTTCTACCAGTAGCATCTGATTTTAGTTTTAATTGCTGATATTCGTGCATAGCAGTAATTAAACCAAGCTCATTATGTTCTTTTCTTTTTTCCTCATTATGAGATTTTAAGTGTTTACTTTCCATTTGATTTTCCTCATTATCATTGTTTAATATTACAACTATATACTATAAATATATATAAATATAGTATTATTTATCTATTTCTATATTATTTCTTTTTAAAGTATCTTTGACAGAATCTTTTACAAGTTTCTTTTTTAATGCTTTTTCAAATTTAGGACTCATTCCACTAAATATAAAATGTTCATTAACAAGTTCTCCGATTCTTTTCTCAATACCTTTAACATTTTTATTATCTTTTTTTACTTTTATTTTTGTCATTTTCCCATACTCCTATAAGTTTACTTAGATACCAAAGTGCTTTTTTCAAATCTTCAATACCATTCTTGTGTTTATACCTAGAAATATATTTGACTATATTTCCCTCTAGATAATTCATTTGTTGGTCAAGTATAAAGTCAATTACTTCTATCTTGCCTTGTTTGTAGTGTTTTGGATTTATATTATCTTTCAAAATACCACCCACTCCTCGAATGTAGGCATAAACTTCTTAACATCTCGCCTTATCATTTGTGAGCCACCTGTTTCATCAGCACTTATCAATACAACATTTTCTATGTTCTCGTTGAACATCTCGTTATACATAACTGCATAGGCACATAATTGCACACCATAATTATCTTTTATGCTTTGCTTGGGTTTATTAGAAGTCTTAAAATCTATTACAGCTAAATATCCCTCATCATGATTGTATCCTTTAATTTTAGCAATACAGTCTACACGACCATGAATTTTATAAGTGTCAGAATAAAGTTCAGTTTCTATAAAAACAATATCATCAATCATTTCTAGATAGCCAAGCATATTCATGAATAAGCCATTTGCTAAAACACTATCGCATCTG